AGGGTGCTTAATGTGATACACTAAGGTAAAACGGCAAAACTTTTGACGATCAACTATTTACAAGGACCCCCCTTTGATTTTCTCAGCGTTTTGGTTTTGGAATTCTAACAATTATGTATATATATAGTCCCCACGAAAAACATATCTCAGCACTTTTTTCGAAAGGTATAAGTAGCTGTAAATGAATTACTGGAGTTATAAGTTACATAGTCTGTATTAAGTATCTGTAATTGGATTAATTACTTTTAGATCAGAATATTGTCTGCGGCTAAAAAATTTTAGACAAAATAGTGGCCCTTAGTCCCTGGTGTCTTCCAATTAAGTTCTAGAGCTTCTTACCAGACGTTTCTTGTGGGATTTGGGCTGGGGGCCCACCCACTGCGTCACTTGTTCTTATTCTAGTAAGCTCGTTAAAGTGTGACAGTTTTAAAAGAACGGTGTGAAGGTACAACAAAAAAAATGAAAAGTCAATAGTAAAGTAATACTTTAAGTAAACCTCTTAATGTTCCTTTCTATGACAGTTAGCACATAGCACTCTACACAGTTTAATCTCTTCCATAACCAAGTCAAAAGAGCAATCTTTAATTAAATCAGATATATGTCCTCTTTTAGTAGAGGGGTCTACGTGGTGGAACTCTAGACATCGAGTATGTGTTTCTCCACATATCTCACATTGTAGTGTTTTCTTATAATCTTCTAGTCGTTTTCTTTTTCGGTTTCTGTATTCTCTTTTCTGCCTTCGCTTCTTTTCATTCTTTGTTTCTTTAAGCTCTGACATTGCTGTTGAAATATTATTCGGATAGAAATGTATATAGCGAGAAAGCCCCCGAAAGAAATAACAACGAGAGTATATATAGAATTAGTAACATAGTTTAGTATATTCTGTCGTTAGGGGCCTTTGTTACATTGACAGCTTTATAATCCCCTTTATGTTTTATTTCTATGTATTCTTTTAGATCATACTTAGAAGAAACATCCACATTATATGTGGTCCCATCACTTTTATAATAGGTACGGATATGGCTAAGAGATATTTCTTCTCCTGTATCCTTATGTTTAAACTTGATCATTTATTAAATATACAACGTACTTGTATCATAATTTACATACGTTATGGTAACCTCTTCTCCATTTTCTATGGCAGCAGCAATTTTAGGATATATTCTTTTGTAAGCAGAAACGCTCTGTCCGATAAATCCTTTACTGTAGTCTGAAGAGTTACCCACCAATAAACAACCTGCGGTATGCTCATCGGTATTTCCTGTATGTATTAGTATGTATTCAAATCCAGGAACGTCTTTTACCCAAAGCATTCCTTTGTGCATATCCTTGTATTTCTCTGAATACCTTTTATGGAATCCTCCGACAGTTCGAAGTTCTACCTTATAGATACCGCTAGGTATTCGAGTTTCTCCTTTTACTTTCACATCTCTGTGTTCGTCTTCAAGGGTGTATGCTAAAAATTTTGTATCGTATGTAATGTCCATTAGAATTCCGAGAGTTCTATCTGGACCGCTATCATATCTTAGGACCTTTAGTCTCATTTCAATGTATGTTGGTTTGCGTAAAGTTACTAAATTTGTTGTATGAGTAAATTCAAGAAACTTGTAGGAGAACTACAGAAGCAAGGTAAGTCCGAAGAGTCAGCAAAAAAGATTGCTTATTCTATTGGCGCGAAGAAATATGGAAAAGCAGGAATGGCAAGGAAGGCTGCTGCTGGTAGAAGAAAGAAGTACAGAACCAAGTGAGAAGAGTTCACGCAGTAGCTGTACATATATCTAACAGTAAAAAGCTAGGAAAGCATTCTAAAAAAGAAAGTAATTCTAAAAGAAGTAAGAATTACAAAAAGAAATATAGAGGGCAAGGAAGATGAAAAAGAAACTCTGTAAAATAATTAGTAAGATCACCTTTGGTAAGGTTTGTTTAGGATATTGTAATTATGAAACTGAAAAAGACTAAAGACAGTATAAAGGTAGAAGCACCAAAAGGTTATCATTGGATGACTGAAAGCGGTAGACATTTCCTTATGAAAGGAGATTATAAGCCGCACGAAGGTGCTAGTGCTTCGGCTCCTTTTAGGATTGTCACCCACGATAAGACTATGAAGGCTGATATGGGTATGAAGATAGAAGCTATCAAGACAGCCAAGAAGTATAAAAAAGGCGGCCAAGTAAAAAAAAAATCTAAAGTAAACCAAGCTGGAAATTATACTCAGCCTGGAATGCGAAAAAGATTATTTAATAAAATAATGGCCGGATCTAAAGGAGGCAACCCTGGACAGTGGTCTGCTCGAAAAGCACAGATGTTAGCGAAAGCCTATAAAGCCGCAGGTGGCGGATATAAAAACTAATGGCACTAAGTAAATCACAACAATCTCTAAGAGACTGGACTAAACAAAAGTGGAGGACTAAGTCGGGTAAGAAGTCATCAGAAACAGGTGAGAGATATTTACCTGAAGCTGCTATTAAAAATCTTACAGCTGAAGAATATGCAGCAACCACTAGAGCTAAAAGAGAAGGAACAAAAAAGGGAAAGCAATTTGTTTCTCAACCTGACTCAATTAGAAAGAAAGTAAAAAAGTACCGATTCACTCCTCTTAACAGTTCAAAGAGAAAATGAACAACTCAACTAATGGCTTTTTGTTTAAAAACTGGCAAATCATATTGTGGTTTGTTATTGCTGTGTTTACAGCGGGAGGACTATTTAGTGAGTTCACATCTCTAAAAACAGAATTAACTATTGTTCACGATAGACTAGATCAAAAGGTAAAAGTAATTAATGAGTTAGAAGACAGATTGATAGATATAGAAAAACAACTAGAATATGAGCGAGGTCTTCTTGAGGCTACCATAGAAGAAGTTAACTTCATAAATAATGAAAAATTATCTAAGAAACATTAATTGGGTCAGTCCCTTCTAATTTTCTATATATCTGTTGTACTAATAACCTTCCTTTCTGTGAAAGGGCGTAGCGAACACGATAATTATACTTAGTCTCATCTCTAAATAGATGATCTTCCATTGTTTGTGATGGTGTAAGCTTATCAAAGTGTTTATATATATAACCTCTCTTTGCTAAATAATATACTCCCTTATCTGCTTTCCTCATTTGAACTGAACTTCTCTTTAATTCTTTGGCTACGTATTCAATAGTAAAAAACTCTAAGTCATACACAAAGAACAAAAGATCTAAATCGGTTTTCGTTAGATCGTGGTTCTGTCTCATATCTCTATATACTAGCGATATGTTCTTCAAGAAGTTTTTATTTATATATTTCTTTTGAAGTTTAGAATAATCTCTAAATAATTTCTTTCGGCTAACTGTACTTTTAGGCATATTCCTATCTTTGCTGTAAAAGTAATAATATGGCAAGTCTTTCTGGTCAAAAAATTAAAGATAAATACGATCTTCTTTTAAAGTTAGAATCTGCACAAGCATCTGCTACTGAACAAGTGGTTGAAGATGGTGCTGGTAATGATACAGCTTTAAAGCTTTCTACAGACACATTAGAAACAACAGGAAAGTTAAAAATACCTACAACCACTGCAACATCTAATACAGATGTAAGTGCATTAATGATGGACTCTAACGGAGAGGTTGTTCTTAGAAATTTATCTACTTCCGCAATTGGAGGCAGTGCTATAACAGCTTCATCTCCACTAGCTACCGCAACAGTGGCAGGTACAACAGATGTTAGCGTTGTAGATGCGGGAACCCTTAACCCATTAACATCTAGCACTTTAGCTACAGCTGATAAGTTCTTGGTGTGGGATGAGACAGCTAGTGCTTATCTATATGTAGACGCATCTAATCTTTCTACGTTTGTGGGAAACAATTTAGGCGGAGGATCTGGAGGTACAAATCAATCAACATTACTTTTAAGACTAGCGGCATCTCAATCTGTACCAGTAAGTACAACACCTACTGCTGCAACAACATTAGTTGAATATACAGCAGCTTCCGAAACACGAAATGATACAGCCGCTACAGGTGATACTAGAAAGTTTGGTAATGATGTAAATACTGACTTTACCATTCAAGCAACAGGTAGTGCTTCTAATCAAGTAGTTCTTAGAACTTCTGATGTAAACTGTTTTGAATTTGAAGCAGTTATAGAGTTTGATGAAAGTGATGCTAATACAAACCTCTATGCACAGATTAGAATAGCTGGAGCAACTATTGCTGAATCTAAGATTACTTCTACTATCGGAAACATTCTAGGAGAAAAGCAATTAATAGTTAGAGGCTTTTATGGTCCTGCTAGTTCAACAGATAGATTGCTCACCTTGACTGTAGGTTCTTCTACAGGTAATGCCACCATTAATGGAGGTTATTTTAAAGTGACAAACGTTGGTGTGCCCGTAGCATAAAGTTGTATATTCGTAATATGAATTACGAAGACCGATCAGAACTTTTTATTAAGATACAGTCAAAGATTGATGAGCTTATGGATCTTGTTGATCAAGTAGATGGGACTAAGGAATTTATGTCACTATATTGTTTTGGTATAAACGCAGACGATATAGAAAATCCAAATGGAGATGTTTATGAATACTTTACAGGTTTTTCTGCTGACAATCCAGAGGAAATAAAAATTATGCTCGAAACTGTTGCTAAAAATTATTTAAATTCTTTAGGGCAAAATTCTGAGCCAACAGATTCAATTGACTATTGGTTAAATATTTAATAAAATGGAAACATCAAGATATGCAAGGTGCATAAAATGCAGGAAAAATATTGATTTATATTTACAAGCTGCAGCAAACATATATATGTATGTAGACCATACTCCTGAAGCTAAGAAAGAAGCTAAGCTTCAAGAAATGGAATTATTAAACAAAATTTCTAAAATAGATCCTGGATTCGCAGAGAAATGCGGTTGGGTTAAAAATAACAATTAATAAAATTTAAAGTAGTGGAATTAATTAGAAAAATAGTAGTGGGTACAAACCCCAAGGATGCAATGGCCTACTTTGTGGGTCAACGTGCTGGCGAGTCAAAAGTAGACTCGATAATTTTAGACGAGAGAGCTTTATCTCAGTATGGTGTTAAAAGATATTTAGTTTATTTATCTCACCCTGATGATGGATTAATGTTATGGAAAACCATAGATAATATGCCTTGTTTAATTGAACACGATTGTGAATTCAAATGAAACCCATAAGGAAGTTTATTGTAAAAATTCCCAAAGCTGTAAACGATGTTATAAAGCTAGGCGAAAAAGAAATATTTATAGACTCTAAGTTTACTGAGTTTGATCACAGAGCCTATGAGGGTGAGGTAGTTGGAACTCCATTGTTTTATGATACGGGTGTAGAAGTAGGTGATACTCTTTACTTTCATCATCACGTTGTTTTAGGCGGTAATCATTTTATTGCGGGAGACAAGCAATTAGAAGAGCAAGACCGAAGAGGACAGTTTATATATTCCAATTCTGATTTATACTATGTAAACTACTCTTATCAATTTGATCCATTATGGAATCAAGCATATGCTTATAAGAGTAAAAGAACAGGAGAGATAAAACTCTTAGGTCATTATATTTTTCTAAAGCCCGCAGAACAAGAAGATGAATTAAAGTCTGATTTACTAGAATTATTACCTCAAGAAAAGCCGCCCAATCAATATGGATACATAGAGTTTGAAAGTGAGAAAACTAAAGAGCTCGGATTAAAAAAAGGCGATAAAGTTTATTTTATTAAAAACGGAGATTACTCTATGGAAATAGATGGACAACATTTATATAGAGTATATTTAGAAAATATTTATGCGAAAATCCCAGAACAAGTATGACAATGTAGCTACAGCCAGAAACCTTATGGAATCTATGCAGATAGCTATTGAAAATATGATTCAAGAAATACAGAAGCCTGTAGATCAAGAATTGTCAGGATCTCAGAGAAAGGCTGAGTTGCAATCTATAAAACAAACAGCGGTTGACGCAAAAGAATTAATTGTTGAAAGAGAGAAGTTACAGCAGCTCGTAAAAACTCTTGAAGAAAAAGGAGAACTAAAAGATGCACAAGACTATTCAGGAGGATTTGCAGAACAATATTCTAAGTGATGATTTAATATATTGGAATGATGAGTGGAATAAAAAACATAGACGAAGATATAGTAATCAATATATGTCCCGATAACAGTGAAGGGGATATTATTTCTATTTCAAATCTAGATATACAGATACCATCTAAGCCACCTAAGTCTAAAATATTATTTTACAATAAAAAAAAGGAAGATCAAAAATGGGAAAGACAAGAGCTTCCCGATGAACTAAAAAAAATAAAGTCAATGGATGAATGGCTTGATATGCCAGATGTATTCAGAAATAAATACCATAACTATATAACACAAGAATATGAAAGACGCAGAAAAGGAATTTGGTTTTACAATAACGGAGAGCCAACTTACATCACAGGAAACCACTATTTCTTCCTCCAATGGTCTAAGATTGACGTGGGATACCCAAGCTTCTTATCCTTCCAACGTGATTTATTCCTACATCTCGAAGCCTGTATAACTGACAGTAGAAGTTTAGGTCAGATTTATGTAAAGTGTAGACGATCTGGATATACACAAATGTCTTCAGCTTTATTAGTGAACGAAGGCTCTCAAGTAAAAGATAAACTTTTAGGCATAATGTCCAAGACAGGGGCTGATGCTCAAGAGAATATTTTTATGAAAAAAGTTGTTCCTATTTATAAGTCTTACCCTTTCTTTTTTAAACCCATTCAAGATGGTACTACTAATCCTAGAATGGAATTAGCTTTTAGAGAACCATCAAAACGTATAACTAAAAAAGTAAAAACATCTGTAAAGGGAGAAGCATTAAACACTGTAGTGAACTGGAAGAGTACAACTAACAATGCTTATGATGGAGAAAAGTTACATATGCTTTATATGGATGAAGCTGGTAAATGGGAAAAGCCCACAGACATAAGGGAGTCTTGGAGAATACATAGGACTTGTTTATTAGTAGGTAGAAGAATTGTTGGAAAGGCCCTTGTTGGAAGTACAGTTAATCCCCTAGATAAAGGGGGTAAACAATTTAGAACGCTAGTAAGAAATAGCGACCCGAATGAGAGGAATGAAAACGGAAGAACAAAAAGTGGTTTATATAGCATATTTGTTCCAGCATACGAAGCACTAGAGGGATTTTTTGATCAATATGGAAAAGCTGTAGTAGATGACCCTGAAACTCCAATTGTTGGACTAGATGGTGATTTAATTACTATAGGAGCTAGAACATTCTTAAAAAACGAAAGGAAAGCTTTAGTAAATGACAGCTATGAATTAAACGAAGTAATACGACAGTTCCCATTTACTGAAAATGAGGCTTTTAGAGACAGTGCTAAAGCTTCAGTATTTAATGTTCAAAAAATATATGAGCAAGTCCAATATAATCAAGAGCTCTTTCCATCCCCTGTTGTTCAAGGTAATTTTATTTGGAAAAACGGAGTAGCAGATACAGAGGTTTTATTTAAGCCAGACGCGAATGGAAGATGGAATATATCCTGGATGCCACCTATTGAGTTAAGAAATAAAAAAACTCCTGAGAACAATTGGTTAGGAGTAGGTGGTGTTGACTCCTATGATATTGACGCAACGGTAGATGGTAGAGGATCTAAAGGAGCTTGTCATTTATACAATAAATTTAATATGACTCATCCATCAAATATGTTTGTTGCTGAGTATGCGTCAAGACCTCCTCTTGCTAAAATATTTTATGAAGATGTATTAATGGCTGCACGATTTTATGGTTACTCTATATTAATAGAGAACAACAAATATGGTATCGCTAGACATTTTGAATCTAGAGGATATTCACATTTTCTGTTAGATAGACCCGATCATTTAGGAACAGGGTTTGGTACTAAAACAAAAACAAAAGGCATCCCCTCTAACTCTCAAGATGTCATCCACGCTCACGCTCAAGCAATTGAAGCTTACATACATTCTCACGTAGGGATAAACGAAGAAACGTTAACTCACGGAAATATGTATTTTGACAAAACATTAGAAGATTGGATTAATTTTAAAGTAGACAATAGAACTAAATATGACCTTTCTATATCTAGTGGTTTGGCATTACTTGCTGCACAAGGTTCTTCTGTTAAAAAAGAGAAAACGAACTTCAGTGAAAAAAAGTTTTTCAGAAGTGGTCACGTTATATTACGGTAAATTGAATAACTATATTTGCATTTAAGACTGTTTAAAGTATGTCATACACTCAAACTAGTAATGGAGCTTCATCTTTTCCCGATGCTTTAGCATCGACTGAAGAAAAAATGTCTCTTTCTTACGGATTAAAATACGCCAAAGCTATTTATGCTCAGTGGGCGGGCAGCGATTACGAAAATTCATTATATGGAAGAAGGTACAGAGAGTTTCAAATAAATAGAGACTACGCTCAAGGTACTCAAGATACTTCTATATACAGACAAATACTTTCATCATTAGATCCTAATAATGGTAGTGGAGCTTTATTAACTTTAGACTACACTCCAGTTCCTATTGTACCAAAGTTTGCTAAAATAGTTGTCAATAAAATATTATCTAAAGATCCATATCCTCAAGTAGAGGCTGTTGATCCTTTATCAAGATCAGAAAAAGAGCAAAAGAAAAATGCTGCTATTCTTAGAATAGAAAATAAAGAAATGATTAAGGAAGCTAAAAGCTTAGGTCTTAATGTAGAAGTAGACCCTGATAAACTTCCTGATACTCCTGAAGAAACAGAAATATTCTTAGACACCAACGTAAAGACAGATGCTGAAATAGCTGCACAATTGGGTGCACAGATGACTCTTGAGTGGAATGACTTTAATGACAAGATATACAGAAGATGTGTCAACGATTTAGTGACAGTAGGAATGGCTGTTGTTAAAAGAAACAATGATCCAAATTATGGAATTACAGAAGAGTATGTTGACCCAGCTTTCTTTATTCACAACTATACTGATGACCCTTCTTTATCAGACTTAACCTATGCTGCTCACTTTAAGAAGATCACAATTATGGATCTTAAAAGAGTTGCAAGAGATCAATTTACTGAAACTCAATATGAGGAGTTAGCTCGTACAGTTATGAATAAGTATGGTAACGACCCTCAAAATTTCTTAACACAATACACTCCTTATCAACTTGATGGAAGCACATACAGATATGGATATGATGATTACAAGATTGAAATATTAGAGTTTGAGTTTAGATCTGTAGATAATATTATATATGAGAAGAAAGAGTCTATGTTTGGTAACATTGGATTCTATCACAAAGGAACTGAATATAATGCTCCTCAACAATCTGTATATGACCGCAAGGCTGTTTATATGCCTAATGCGACCATTTATGGAGGTAAGTTTATTGTGGGAACTGATTATGTTTATGATTATGGAGTTCAAAAGAACATACCTAAAAATGTACACGATATATCTAAAGCACAACTATCTTATTCTTGCGTAGCTACAAACTTACGTAATATGCTTCCTAAGTCTTTAGTTGGTAGTGTAGTTGGTTTTGCTGATATGCTTCAGATTACTCATTTAAAGATTCAGCAGTCTATTGCTAAAGCAAAGCCTGATGGTCTTATTATAGATATTGAAGGGTTAGAAAATGTACAGCTAGGTAAAGGGGGAGAGCTACAGCCTTTAGAAATACAAGACATCTACGAACAGACAGGTGTTTTTTATTATCGCTCTAAAGATCCAGAAGGTTCTTTTCAAAATCCTCCAGTTAGAGAGATTGGTAATAGAATAAGAAATATACAAGAGCTAGTTGCTATTTATAATCATTACCTAAGAATGATTCGTGACGCTACAGGAATTAATGAAGTTGTAGACGGAACTACTCCAAAAGGAGATGCTTTAGTTGGTGTAAGAGAACAAGCAATTAGCGCAGCAAATAATGCTCTTTATGATATTACAAACGCATCGATGGTTCTTTATAAAAAGGTGTGTTCAGATATTGTAAAATGTTTACAAGTATTACCTCCAAAAAGCATTATATATAAAACATATACAAACGCGATTGGAGAAACTAATATGGCAGTTTTATCTTCTTTCAGTAATTTGTCAATGTATAACTTTGGTATTAAAGTAGTTTCTGAACTTAACGATAGTGATCGTCAATACTTAGAACAAAACATTCAAATAGCTTTAGCTCAAAAAGAAATAGACCTTGAAGATGCAATTGCTGTAAGACAGTTAAGAGATGTTGAGCAAGCAGAAAGATTATTAGTTGTTAGAAGAAAGAAAAGAATTAAAGCTCTACAAGCTCAAGCTCAAGAAAAAGCTCAAGTAACTGCTCAAATAAATGCTCAACAAGCAGAAATCTCAGGTCAAGTAGAAATGCAGAAAAAACAATTTGAAGCTCAACTAGAGGCTCAAAAATTAGAACTTGAAACTGCTTCTAAAATGCAATTGATGGAACTTCAATATACTTTTGATATGCAATTGCTACAGGCTAAAGGACAATTTGACGTTGTTGAACAACAAATAGAAAGTGGTGTCAAACAACAAAATGACACAATGAAAGAAGATAGGAAAGATGAGCGAATTGAACTCTCTGCTATAGAGCAGTCTAAGCTCATTGCCCAACGTAAAGGCGAAACGGGACCCATTACTGAAGGCGAAGAAGACAGTCTCGTAGACTTGATCTTAAATCAGTAAATTTGTATTATGGCTACCTGTAACACATCTTCTCTTTCTGTTGACTTAGATATCTCCCAACAAGTAAATGTTACTTGTAGAAAAGGAGATTCATTTGATTTACAATTTACCGTAAAGAACTCTAGTGGAGCTTTAATTGACCTTACTTCTTATAGTTTTAATATGCAAGTAAGAACTAGCGATAATGCATCTTCACCTACAATTCAAACTACAGGAGATGTAGCGACAGGATTTAAAATTACTGGAACTGCCTCTGGGGTCGTTACAGTTGAAAGTTCTGCTTCATTTATGCAAAACATAAGTGCCGCGACCTATGTGTATGACTTGGTAGCAACAGTATCAACTACAGTGCAGACTTGGTTCTTTGGTACCTTTGTTGTTAACCAAGACATTACTCAATAGTGGCCGATTCATTAAACATAGTAATCAATGAGGATCTTAACAATGTGCTTGTTACAGTTCCTTCTACATCGCCTGTAACTTCTGTAATACAGCCACAAAATAATATATCTATAATTACCGCTGCTAACTCTGGATCTTTCATTTCAGATGTTTTAGCTGGACTAGGAATAGCTGTAACTCAGTCAGGAACTTCATCAACGGTTTCTTTAAAAAATGCTGCAAATTTTACAAATTCAAAAATATTAAAGTGGAACACTAGCAATGGTCAATTTAGTGACAGTATAATTACTGATCTTGGAACCAAGATTGGTATTAATCAATCTACACCTACAGCTAACTTACACGTTGAGGGAGATTTTCGTCTAACTGAAGAACTTTATGATTCTACTAACGCTGCAGGAACAAACGGTCAAGTATTAACAAGTACAGGAAGCGGTATTGCGTGGGGCGATTCTGTAGATGACAAAACTCAAGTTTTTAATGTTACTGTTGCTGCTACCGTTTGGGACTTAACTCACTCTTTAAATAAATACCCTTCAATAACAACAGTTACAGGAACTGATGATAATCAAGTTTATGGTGTTGCAGAGTATATCTCAACAACAAGGGTTAAAATAACATTTTCAACTGCCATAACAGGCAAAGCATTTTTAAACTAAGAAACTATGGCAATAAATTTTTTAAATAACGTAGACTTTAATCTTAACCAGTTAAAAAAACTAGTTATAGATAATGAGATAAATGACACTGCGGCAGGGTCTGGTGTTGCGGGTCAAATATATTATAACAGTACAAGTAATATACTGAAGTTTTATAATGGATCTTCTTGGTCAGAAGTAGGCGGTGGTGTTACTACTGTCACAACTACAGATGGTACTTTTATTAATCTCACACCTAATAGCGCAACCTCTGGAGCTGTAACGGTAACTGCAGATCTTTCTGCAACAGGTACAGCTGGTAATACAACTTTTCTACGAGGCGATAATGCGTGGGCAATACCCGCTGGAACATATGACTGGGTAATAAAAGGAGATGCCGCAAGCACAACAACTGTAGAGTCTGGACAAACAGTAGCTATACTTGGCGGAAGCAACATTACAGCTAGTTTATCTACTAGGACAGTAACTATAGATTACACTGGAGGAACAGGAACAATGTCTTCTTGGAGAATTGGTGCAGATACTGGAACAACTAAAACTGTTGACGATGGTGAAGTTGTTTCTATAGATGGAGGAGCGCATATAAGCACAGAAGTTGGAGGAACTGCTTTAGCTCCAACAGTGACGATATCTACAGACGCTACTAGTGCAAGCACAGCTAGTAAGTTAATGTTAAGAGATGCCAGTGGTTTTAGTAATGTAGCAACACCCACATCAGGAGACAGCTCTACTAAAATAGCTACCACAGCATTTGTTCAAGCTGCACTTACTGGTTTATTAGAATTTAAAACTGGTTTCAACGCTAATACTGGAATTTTAGCAGATGGAAGTGGTAGTGATTTATATTCTGATGTTGCAATTGCAGTTGGTGATTATTATGTTGTAACAGTTGCTGGTAATTTTTTCGGAGAAGCCGCAACACCATTAACGCCAGGAGATTCAGTTATAGTTCAAACTGCAGCAAATGCAGGAGCTTCAACTTCTAGTGATTTTATAATTGTACAGTCTGATACTGATTTAGCTACACTTACAACAGTTGGTATAGGTAATGTTAATGCATCGGCAACTTCAGGTATAGATGTTTCATACACTTCAGGTACTGCAAGTTTAGTTATAGATGTTAATGAAGTAACAACAAGTGCTACTACGCCTAAGTTTTTATTAGGTACTGATAGTTCTAACAATACTAAAAAGTTTTCAGAAAGTGATATACAT